TCCTGACTGTGATGGAAATGGTAGAGTGGAATGTAACGACTGTGATGGCAATGGACAGAATTCTTGTCCTGAATGTAACTGGTAATTATGGAAAATATACTATCATATGAAGACTTCATCACTGAAGGATATAACAAACCAAGAAAGGGTATGAAATCCAGATGGTCTGTTAAATACAAGAAAAATATAAATTGTAGCAGTCGCAATCTTGGATTTTCACAGAAGCAATATTGTAAAAGGAAACGTAGTGGTGGAAAATATAAGTCCTAATTTCTATTTTTCATTATATGTTCGCAACATTCATATATAAAGTCCATACTCCACACATTTTTGAAGGCGTTCAAACCATGCCAAATTATTTGTACATTATCTATAGTATAAGTTCCATTATCGTTACCTGGTATAATTCTATCTATAGATGGTAATTTTGGACTTCCTTTTTCCATAACGAAATCTTGTTTAGTGATAGCACATTTATAGTCCTGTTTTTCTAAAAGACCAATTAAATCTTCTACTGATATAAAATTACTTCTCCCCCTTTTATTTATTAAACCTCTAAAATATTTTTCATATGAGAGATATTTATTACTTGAAATTTCATATTTATTCAGATAGTAATATTCCTTTTTCTGTTCCATCGCACAATTATTACAGTATTTATGTCCCCATTTAAAATCTTCTGTATTTCTGTAAGTATTACAACGATAACATAGCAACTGATCACCATTTTTTTCCAATTCTTTTAAAATTCGCCTATTTTCACTCCTTACTATTTTTATACCCCTTTCCTTTACATCATCTATTGTCTGAAATGCATCTTGCCAAGTTTTGAATGACCCCACCAGAACACCATCATAAATGAGTTGATATTTATTTATGGTGTAATTATTACACAATGCAATTGATAATCTTGATATACCTAATTCTTTTTTCTTTTCAAACAATATCCTTGTTTCATCTGTCCATTTTTTTCCCATAACAATATATATTTTGAGATATATATTATTTTTCTCTCACTACCCTTATTGAAAAGTCAATATATTAAAAAAACCCACCAAATTTGGTGGGTTTTTCTTTTGTGGAGGCGGAGGGATTCGAACCCACGTCTTCCTCAACTAAACCTAAAAACTCTTTCACAAGCTTAGTCAATTTTTTCTTAAACTGACAAAATATTCAATTTGATTTTACGATTCTAACTGACAGATAACATCGTGAGTTTTACAGACTCATTACTGTTGGAAACTATTAAGCTACAGAAGCTACCTCGTTTACCTTGAGTTGGTTGTTGCGTAGGGCAAATACTAATTCTTCTTTGCTAGCTACTTCGTTTGTGTTGCCATTTACAGCTTTGATACCTTATTTAATTGGTCGATATCACCCAATGCCTGCATCCCTAAACTTACATCGCGAATCTATTCCAAGTCGCCCCCATTAGTTTACAAAAGTATATATTTTATCTGAAAAAAACAAAAAAGTTTAAAAAGGTATGTCTTCTGACCATTTAAAATTACCACTCTTACCCTCTTTATAATAAAAATCTACTGTTAAAAGTGGTTTTTTGTCTTTGGTATACCACAAATCAACAGCAGGTTCGTACTGAATTAAAATATCTTGATGAATTTTTTTCATCAAACCAATGATTGACATAAACTTTGAGAACTTTTGATTTTGTTCTAAAATAAATTCCATAACAAAATCTTTATCATGTACAGTAACTGTTGAATTTTTTAGACCAGCATTTCTAATCATTTGTCTTATAGTAGATGCTAAGTGCTCAAATGCTGCTTTTAATTCATTATCAACTTCTTCATCATCACCATATTTACTATATTTCTTAGGCGACAACTCATCTGAAAAATCAAATTCAAAATCATCTGGGTCATCATATTTCTCAAATTTTTTGATATGTTTATTCCACTCCATCAGTCAAATTTAATTTTTATTGTATTCTCATGGAATGAGATACTTGGTTGGTGTCTGTATTGAGCAAATAATCTTTCTAATTGAACCATATCCTCATGAAAATCATTTAGTTCACCATTTATTATATCAATTTCATAAAACAAATTGCCTCCCTCACTTGAAAACTTAATTTTATTATTTGTTTTGAGTCTTCTTGTATCACCAACCATTCTAGCATACTTTTTGGAAACTTCCTCATCTATACCAATTTTTCTTTTCACAACCAATTTATCCCAATCACAAACCACTGCTGCTTTACATAACTTTTTTAAATAGGTTATATTTTGCAATTCTGTGTGTCTGTGCTCATCAAAATATCCAACTGATACATTGGTACACTCTGGTATTAAATCAATGAAACTGGCTGAGTCTGTGAAGATTCCAGTGGGGTCCAAAGTCAACTTCAGACCACTTTTATTTAGTTCATCACAAAGAGATTGTGCAAATTCATTTGAACAACAAGAAACACCCATCTGAGACGTAATTACTGAATAGTAATTCCTTCTATCAAAGGATACTATTTTCTTTACATCTTTCATAAATGAATAATCATCATAAGTCTTAGCCACATCTCTAGATCCAATACCACCCCTCTCCTCACCAATGAAGAACCAGTAAACACCTGGTACATTATTGTGAATCATATAAAGCAAAACTGTAACACCAGCTTTGTCATCAGCGCCCAATATAGAACTTCCATCTGTTTTGATAAAAGTCTGACCATCTTTTTCAAATTCCCTAAGTTTTACTTTTGATTTAGTTCTTGAAGCCGTATCCAAATGACAAGTGAATGCTGTATCTGAAGTGCCAATCAAATGGTAGTAATTTCCGTGTTTGTCTCTTTTTAAAAAAGATGGTAAAAATTTCACAACTTCTTCTTCATATCCATATGGATATGTTTCACTGACAAGTGATAAAAATGTAGATTTGATATCTGATGGGTCATAGTTAAATTCTTTGATTTCAATTTGTTTAGTATCCTCATCTTCCACATCATCACTTCCTGATATCAGTCTGTTATAAGACCTTATAAATTTCTGTATCTTATCATCTGAAAATTGGTCTTCAAAATAATTTTTCAAAAAAGAAGTGATTCTCACATCAACCTGACTTCCTGAAATAGTTACAGAAAACCTACTTTCTTTTTCAGAAATATCTACTTTACTAACCCGCATTATGTTTTTAACAAGGGGGTTTGAATCTAATTCATATAAAGACCAAGCTATTTCAGAATTATCTACTTGGGCAATCTTATCCAACATTATCCAAAAATCATCACTAAACTTTATAAGTGGGGCTTGTGAATTATTTTGATTTTTCTTATTCTTTGCCATCCATTTATATATTAATTTTTAGGGACAATTATTTCATTTGCATTGATATAATCAACTTTTACTTGACCAGTGTTCATACCAGGTTCCTTTGTAACAAATTTCTTCTTACAATAAACAACCTTTACCATATCTTCTGTAGATTTACTATTCTTAGCAGCAATCTCTGCAACACGTTGAATAGTTGTTTCAGTTGGTATCTTTTCTTTTATCTTGATGATTATGTGACTGCCTGGCACCCCCTTAGCATGCATCCAAATATCATCCTCATTTGCAACTTCTAAGGTTAAATATTCATTAGCAGAAGCATCTTTTCCTTGTAGAACAACAAACCCATCTATGTCATGTTTTTTAACTTTTGGTTTGTCTGATTTAGCTTCAAAAAAATATTTAATATATCTCATTAAACAATTGGCAAATTTATATTTAATATATATTAAATAGTCAAAAACAAAAGTTAAATAAAAACAAAAGGGTAACTTTTTTAAAACAGATATGTCAAAATTAATGAATTTGAGTGAAATATCAGATGACAATTCTCTAAGCCAAGTTTTGGATAGTGAATTAATAATCTTAGAGGATATTCAGGGAAGTAAGATTTATGTGAATTGGAATGGTCATAAATTCACAATAAAAGCAAAATCTTTATCTTCTGACCCAATCAATCTTATAGATTTAGCAATGCAAAATTATTATAATAATGCTATTGACTTTTTTGACAACCTTTCTGAAAGGGTTTTGGGACTACTAAATAGAAAGTGGTGGTTTTGTTTTGAGTATTTTCCTGACAACCAACCAGCCAATATAGAATATTCAAGGATTCCAAAAAATAACTTAGTATTGATATCAATCTGTAAAGGTAATAAATTTGATTATACAATGGAAGAAATTGATGAGTATGCAAGATTATTAGAAGTTGATTCAATACCAGTAATATTCAAAGGTAAGTTAAGTGACCAAACAAAAGAAGCAATAAAGTATTTTCTCAATACAAGTGAACAAGATTTGGATTATGTATTTGGAGAGAAGTCATTTGCCTATTTTTTCTATAAGATTTTAAACCCAAATACTCAAAATTCATTCCTGATGGAAGATGAATTTCAAAACAATCTTGAAAAACTTATATTGAGGGTAGAAGACCAAAATGTTTCATTTGAAATTCTGAACCCCCTTTATAAAAAAATTTCTGAGGGAAATTCAACTGAGTTTGTAGAAATTTATACACTCATCCTAATAAACTTCCTAAATTTTTGTCAATCCATTGATTTATCAACTATAAAACCAAATGGTAACAAGAGGGATGAAGTATACCTCAATCTTATTTGTAAATTGTTCAACATCTACTTATCAGAGGTTAAAGATGATTTGATAAATTTTGATTTTATAGTCCCACAGTTTTTTGATAAAGATAAGTTCAGAATCAATACAGAATTAATACCTAATAAACTTACCAAAAATTATATAGAGCAAGAAAAAAAGTTAGAATACTGTTTCAAAGTTATCCTTGGATCATTTAATAAAAAAAGAAAAAAACCAATAGGAATATTTACAGATTCTACAATTAATATATTCAATCAATTTGTTGATATTATACAAAAAAAGATTGATGAATATTTCAATAAGAAGAGTGAAATAGAACTCACCAGAAGTGGTCTAGTTGATTTTGGAGAGTTTTTTGATATTAAATATGATGTGGATTCAGAAGAGCAAGTATATCCAGATGTCTATACTGAAATAGAAAGAGGCTCAGAGGAAAAAGATAAGAAAAAGGGTAAATTCCCAGGAAAAATACCTGGTGAAATCACTAAACAATAATTTCTGAAACAATTATTCAGGTTATTTTTATAACCCATGATGAAATTAGTAAAAGAATTCAAACCCAAATTTGATGTATTCAAAAATTTGGATAAGAAGAAACATAGTATCCAATTCCTACCAACTTGCCTTCTCAAAGAATCTAAAGTAGAGAATATATTCTACAATGGACAAAAAATTAAATCATCCTATCTGATTGATATAGTTCATAATTTAATTCTCAAGTATTATTTCACAAAAGAAAATTCATTCAATTTATCATCAGTAGTTTTAAAAGAAAAGTACGGACATTTATATAACTACTACATAAATTACCTGAGTGAAAATAATGTTTTGAAACTTACAAAAAAACATTTAAAAGGTAAAAACGCAAGAGTTTATAAGTTGGATGACAATGTTTTCAAAAAACAAATAACAAGATTCAAGAATTCAGACAGAACTTTACTGAAAAAATACAAAAATGCTGTTTCATCTGTAATAAAAGAAGATTTTATTAATAATAAAATTGATGCAGAAATTAAGAAAAAGTTAGTATCTGATTTGTTCTATGTTGAAATAGACTATTCAAGGTCTATATTTTTTTTGGACTCCACCATACAAGATTATGATATTTATCAAAGAAACAAGTATAGTGTAGAGTGTATCAATGATAAACACATATTTTATCATTTTGATAATTATGGTAGAATGCATACAAATTTTACCATCCTAAAATCATTCCTCAGAAAGAATTGTCTATTGATAGATGGTGAGGAAACTTTTGAAATTGATATCAAGAACTCACAACCTCTTTTTTTAACCAAATTGATTGAACAATTTGGATTGGATTTAGTTGATAGTAATGAATTTGAACTTTTTAAATTTTTGACCAAACAAGGTAAATTTTATGAACATTTTATGAATCAGACTACAGTAAAAGAAAAAAAGATTATCAAAGAATGTATTTATAAAGTATTTTTTGGAAAAAATTACCCAAATAAATATGATAAATTGTTTGAAAAAAGTTTTCCAACAATTTACATCTTTATAAAACACTTTAAGAAAATAAATGGTGGTTATAAAACTTTGTCATATAATCTACAGAATTTAGAATCTGATTTTATCTATAACAAAGTTATAAAAGAAATTACTAATATAAACCCAAATATTCATTTATTAACAGTACATGATAGTATCATTTGTCCTTCATCACAAAAGAATTTTGTAAAAGAAATATTTGACAAATATTTAGATTTAGAATTTGGAGTCAATACAATAGAAGTCCAGAATTCAGATATTAATATATATTCATATGTTTAATTTGAACGGAACTGATATATCCTACATACTTTTCTCACCAGAGCAACAAGATTTAACAAAAGTTGAAAATAATCTTCTTTGTGAAAAGGCATCAAGCATTCTTTACTCAAAAGACTATACTGTAATCGCTGTGAAGGGTCACTATAAAGGGGAATTAGAGAATTCATTTATTGCTTTACAAAATGTATCAAATAATGATATTTTGAGGGAGGATTGTCTCTACCTTTTAGAAACTTTTAAACAGAACAACGCTATTGTGAAATACAAAGGCCAAACTGATGCCACTAAAATTAGTAATTCTGGTGAGGAAAAATCAATGAGTATTACAATTTATGATTCTAACTTGGACAACAAAACTTATCTATACAATGGAGTTTCTTTTTCTTTTTTAGAAAAACAAAGATTTTATTTTCCAAAAGAAAAGAGTGAACTAAAAAAAGGGATGATTTTGGAATACTTTGATAATAAAGACTGGATTAAAAAAGAAATAATTGATATAAATCTAGAATATGATAATTTATATCAATTACTCATGAAGTATGACAAAGTAAGAATACCAGTTTATTAAAACTGGTATTTATTTTTGAAGCCACTTTTTGGTACTGTGGTATTTATATGTAAATTTAAATCTGAGGAATCTTGACAGTAATAGTCATAAATTTGTTTATTCCTATCAAACAAATTTTGGTCAAATGGGGATTGCCTGTGAAACAAAGAATATCCACTACAGTTCAAAATTTTATAATTCAACATCTTTTTAATTTTCAAATCTTGAAATTTATTACAAAATCCATTACCTAAAATATCCTCATTCCAACCACCAACTTTTTGAATCGCATCCCTTTTGAAGATTGATATACCATCTGATATATTCCCAGGTAATTCTTTTCTTTGAATTCTCAAAATTGAACCAGAATCCATGCTTGACTCCTGTGGGGTTAATCTTATAATATTAGATACTGGCAAAACACAGTCAAAAAACTCTAGAGTTTTCAATCCTTCAATTAATTCATTTGGATTCATTATAAAATCAGCATCACCAAATATTAAAATTGGTGATATAGATCTTCTCAACGCAACATTATAAGCCCATGCTTTATTGAAAGGTAACTCACTCTCACAGAATATGACATTAGCCTTCATATTCATATTTTCCAATTTTGAATGTTTATCTTGTTCAATTATCAATATTTCAATTCCTTGAAATCCAGATAACCACTCAACAACTCTTTTCAAAGGTAAAATCCTATCTTGTGAATATCTAAAAGGAATTACATAAGTGAATTTTGGTTTATAACTATTTTGCATTGAATATTTTTTTAAAATTATATTACTAATAATTAATTAGTTTCAATCAAGATAGTATTAAACCAGGATTCTTATATTCGTTTTGTTGTACAATTTCCAACATTTGTGTTGGTGATAAATTTTCCTTATCCCATCCTTTTTTTCTAGAATAGTCAGAAACAAATTTTTCCCTCAAGATATTTTCATCATCTTTTGAAATTTTACTAGTATCTCTAATCAAACTTAAATTATCTCTTTGCATAAATTTTTTTCTTTTATATATCAAAAAAAACCTCCCAGAAGGGAGGTTTTTTTTCTAATTCATTATTAGTTAAGGTATTGATTAGAATCAATAACTGATAATGTCATGAATTGCTTCTGTGGATACCAACCTACTTCAGCAACTGCATATCTTGATCTAAGTAACAATCTTGGAGCGAATGTTGCTTCAGATATAAGGCTGATTGATTGAGCCATTAAGTAAGGTACGAAAATAATACCAGGTTGATCTGGGTTATTCTTTCTACCAATGACAATTCTGTCATCATTATACTTCATATAAGGATCTACATAGATCTGGATATCACCAATTTGACCAACTGGATAAAGTTGTCCAGAACCATTGATTTTAGACTTGGTTGGGTTAATTGTGTAACCAGCAATGTCCATAAGAGCTGCAGCAATACCTCCATTAGTCACAGCAAATTGAGCAGGTCCAACACGACCTTCAGTTGCGATGAAGTTAGAAGCATGTACCATCTTAGTGATGAGTTTTCTTTGTACAGCATGTGTAGTTTCACCACCTAATGTTCCAGATGCATAATCAGTGTCAAGGTCAAAGATAGTTGTCGCAGTTAAACCTGGAGTTCCATATACAGTCTTTGTAGATTGTAGTGGAGCAGATAGTCTGTTCAAATCACCCATTTCAAAAATCTTAGAAACAATTTGCTTAGAGATTGTTTGAGAAAGTTCATTTACAAGGATTGACTCCATCTTCTGAACGATATCCATACCAGTGTTAGCTTTGATGTCTTCGATTTCAGTTCTTCTAAGAGCTGAAGATACTTCAATAGTACCAACTGCGATTGATTTAGAAGAAATTTTTGGCCCAATAACACCAGCATAACTATTATCATCAGTAAGCCTATCCATTGGATAAGTACCAGAAGCATCATTAGTTCTTGTGCCAGCGAAGTTTGTAGAGAATCCAGGAATATGGTCTTCAAGAGCTGAGATGAGTTCAATTGAAGTAGGAGCAACAGCAGCTGTACCAATACACTTTATATAATCAACCATTGACTGAGTAGCAATGTGGAAAGTGTTCTGTGCTGGATCGAAAGTATAAGCATATGAAGGAGAATTCACTCTTTCAGAATTAGCTTGTCTGTAAGCTCTTAAAATTGGAGCTCCATCAATACGAGAGAATCCTAAAAATTCAGCAACACCACCATATGGTGTTGAAGGTTCACTTGTTAGGTTCACACTTGCAGCAATCTGATTATATGTACCAGCAGCACCAGTAGCGATTGTTAACCAAAGTCTTTTACCTTTGAGACCATCTGAAGTTTCAATGATACCATTAGCAGTCAATGAAGCTCTGATGCTCAATTTAGCTTGGTCAAGTTGACCAGAACCAGCAGCAGTAACTTTGAAAATTTGTGGTCTACCAAAAGTGCCAGGGTTAGCTAAATCATCATATTGGAAATCAATATAAAGAAGGTCTAATTTTGGACCTGGTGAAGGTTTTACAGCAACTAAATCAAGACCAATAGTCTGAGCAGCAATTTTCATAGCTACTGGAAGAAGGTTTTGACCCAAATCTCCAGAACCAGTTGAAAGGCCACCGAGGGTTTGTCCAATTTTACCTGGATCAGTGAAACCAGCAAAAGTTGAAGGCTGAGGTGATGTAACTGCACCCATACCAGCTAAAGTAGCGTTAACATAAGCGTTTTCATTGATAGAGTGGAATTCAGCATATTCTGACATCCAATCTAGTCTATCTTCGCCTGTAACACCCATGTTTTCTAAAACAGGAGACCATTTTTTAAGAGCCTTCTGTTTGTCAATTCTAATGTGTGACATATTTTTTTTTAATTTTTTTTTGTTATCTATATATATTCCTTAAAAAACTTTAAATTTTCTTTACTGGATTTTTTATAGATTAAAGGCTTTTGAATCTTTCTAAGATGGATTTAACTTCATTTTCAGCTAATCTATCTTCTTGAATGATAGGATCTACTGAAACTAGTTTCTTAGTACCAGATTCTTTTTTCTTAAGACTTCTAGTATTCCAAAAATGTTCAATATTAGACTCTGTTGTTAAATCAGGATAAAGTCTAGCTTGTGACATTATTGATTTCTTAGAAGATTCATTAAGTTGGGACCAGATTGGCTTAATGTTTTCAGGCATCAATCTAATCAATCTCTCTTCTAGAGATTCATTTTTAGTTGATAATGCTTCTTGGATAAGTCTTAGAACTTCACCTTGTGAGAAGTAACTTTTTTCATTTATATAAAGTTTTACTTGCTCTTGTTCTTCAAGTGTTAGATTATAAAAATCATCAGCTTGACGTTTGTTCAAGAATTTCAAGAAATGCATTTCAGATGTTTCAGAAACTTTACGTTTTTTAGCCTCTTGAATTAATTTATCAATTTGTTTAGATAATTCTGTATCAGAATTTTTTTCATATTTTTCTTCAGACTCTTCAGAACTTTCTTCTTCAGCAGTTTCCCAAGAATAGGTTTCCTCTTCATCCGCTTCTTCATCAGCCCAAGCCTGAGATTTTACTTCTTCTTCAGAAGCACTTAAATGTGGAAGATTTTCTTCTTCTTCCTCATGGGCCATCATATCTCCTTCCTCATGAGCCATCATTTCCTCCTCTTCTTCCATTGGATTTTCTTCAAAACCCATTTCCTCAAGAGTTGGAACTACTTTTGTAGATTTTTTAGATTCATTAACTGCACCTGAATTTAATTTCTCAGCAATCATTCCAGCATAAGAAACTGTCTTATCAAGATTCTCAGCAATATATTCAGAGTAAGCAATATTATCATCCAAGTTTTCTGCAATGTATTCAGAATATGCAATGTTACCTTCAACATGCTCAGCTAAATACTCAGAATAAGCAATTGAATTATCAAGGTTTTCAGCTAAATATTCAGCATAAGAAATACCTCTATCAAGGTTCTCAGCAATATATTCAGAATATGCAATGTTTTTATCTAAGTTTTCTGCTAGATACTCAGAGTAAGAAATGTTCTTATCAAGATTTTCAGCTAAATACTCAGAATAAGCAATGTTTTTATCTAAGTTTTCTGCTAAATACTCAGAGTAGGAAATGTTCTTATCAAGATTTTCAGCTAAATACTCAGAATAATTTATTGCCTTTTCAAGATTTTCAGCTAAATAATCATTGTGAGAAATAAGTTTTTCAGTTGTTGATTTCAATGAACTATTTTCATTTACTACAACTTGTACTTTTTCTGCTAAATAGTCAAGATACTTAACCATTTGTGTATTTGTCTTATTAAGCTCTTCATAATACTCAAGAAGTTGCTCTAATTTCTTTGGATTGATATTACCACTCTTGACAGCAGTTTGAACTTGCTTCTTAGTACTAGAAATTTCATTGATCAAGTATTTAGAATAGTCAGTCAACTGTTGCTTGGTAACGAATTCATTCTTGTTCATAGTGAATATATCGTTTATTTTTGACTCATCGGACATTTCATATATCCTAAAGTTAGTTTCTTTTTTAAAACCTAATGATTCATTAATAGAACTCATTCTTGCTGATGCAAAACCAGGATCAGCAACAATATCATAGGTAAATAATTTTTTTAAAGTCACAGTACCATCAGACTCAGTAACACCAGCTGCTCTAGAAGATACAAAAACTGGACAATTATCATCAACAAGAGATTTAGCCTCTTTACCCCAATAAGTATTAAGAAGTTTAATCTCTCCTTCTACTCTATTGGACTCTTTAATAAAATTTGCCCTCTTAATAATATGTGATGCTCTCGAAAGAGAAGTATCAAACACATCAGGATGGTCAAATTCACCATAAACAACACCCATTGTGTTAATTCTTTCATTGAGTTCTTGTAAACATGGAATAAATTTATCAGCAGTATAGATTCTCTCATTTCTGTTTTTAACACCAAATTCTGTGAAAATACCACCTAAAACATATTCTTTTTTACCACCACTAACCTGAACATTCTCCTTCAATGGATTTGTATTGTTTTCAACAATTAGGATTGGTTTCATTTATCGCGATTTATTTTTTAAGTATATTATATATCAACCTAAAAAAACCACAATTTTTTTAAGAAGGATTTTTTATGGACTCAATAAAAACTTTATGATGCTTAGGTTTTATAAGGATCATAATGCAAGAGTATGTTGTTAAAATTTTTTCAAAAAAAGAAGATTTTTTGGATGATCTAATTAACTTTTTTTTTAGAAAATCTTTATATTTCAAAAGAAATTATAATATAGATAATATATTAAATAATTCCATTTCTCTAAAGGATGAAATAAAAAATCTTTCACCAATAAAACTTGATGAAGTTTTTGGAAGTACTTTTCAGAGCACCTACAGAAAAAATGAGCAAATTTATGCCACATCACACACTATATCAGAGATAGATATAAGAGATGATGGTTTTTTTGCAAAGGTTATACCATCTGATTATGGTGAAGTTATAGATTTCCAAAAGGGTGTATTGAGGCCAGTGTATTTTAGATATGAAAATGAACCATATAAAATAGCAACTTTTGATATTGATTTTAATATAACACAAGATGTATCATGATACTAACTAGAGAAATATTAATAAAAATTAATGAATCAAACTATTCTTACTATGAAGAGCTAGGTTATGATGTGTCTATAGGTGAAACCCTTGAAATACCAATTGAGTTATTGTCTACTGGTAGTCACTATAAGATAGAATGCAAATGTGATGGGTGCGGTATAAATAAGGAGGTAATTTTTAAAAATTATGTCAAATATGATAACAGATGGGGTGAGTATTATTGTAGAAAATGTTCTGAATCTAAAAGGAAAGCAACTCTAAAGGAAAATTATGGAGTTGAATACCCAATTCAGAATAAGGAAATACGTAAGAAAATTGAGAAAACAATGATTCAAAAATTTGGAGTAAACAATCCTTCAAAATCAAAGGAAATTATTGGTAGAAAGAATAAAGTTTAAAATTCAAATTCAGAAGCTTCTTCACCCCCACCCTCTGGAGCAGCTTGTGCACCACCAGCCTCAGGAGTAGCTTGTGCTCCACCAGCCTCAGGAGTAGCTTGTGCACCACCAGCTTCTTCACCACCACCCATTTCACCAACTTCACCACCAGCTGCTCCACCAGCCTCACCAGCACCACCCATTTCACCTTCAGGAGCAGTACCACCACCTTGGGATTTAATCCAATATGATTTGTTCTCTTCTTTTTCTTCTTGCGTGAGCTTCATCACTTTATCCATAAGATAATCAATGTGGAAATATGGTTTACCATCAGGCGTTTGAATTCCAAGTAAAGTCCCTAATATACCACTCCTTTTTTCCAAGTTACCAAGTCTTTTCCATTCTTCAAATAATTGATTGGATACAAAAATTATATCAACTTGATTTAGAAATATTTCATCATCTTTAAGTTCTGGAAACTCCATACACATTTGCAGTCTTAAAGGCTTTACAATCAACTCTTTATAATTAGCTCTCAACCTATTGATGAAGTTATTAAATTTAACTTCATCTCTTGTCATAGAGGCAGCATCATCAAATACGGTACCTCCACCACTTTCTTTATCAAATCTTTGGAATGGAATCTTTGAAGCTCTTTTCAAAGCATTATGAAACCAAGTTAATAAGATGTCTTCATTCAAATTGTGACCCTCAGGACTCACAAGTTCCATTTGTGGTGTTCCAGCATCCCCCTCAGGAAACCAAACTTGTTTGTTATATGGTAAATGTTTTTTTCCATTGATTGTAACTGTACCCATAGTATCATCCCACTCAATCTCCTCAGAATAATCAGCTATCAACTGACCAATTTGTTCCTCAGCACGTTGTCTTGGCAAACCTTTGATTGGTATAGTAAATTTCTGATAAATTGTAGCATTTATGATATTGAACATAATTTTTGTTTGCTCCAAAATCTTCAATTGGTTATATGGTTTTATCAACCCCTCAACATATGAAGTTTCAGTAAAATCATTTTGAGTTGAATATGAAATGAATACAATTTGAGAATCTAAAAATATCCTTCTTAATTGAGGGTCTTCTGGGAATTGTATCCAGAGATTTCCTATAGCTGGCTCATAAGCAGGAACCAAAGTCTCTGGTCTAAGTCTGTTGAAATAAATTATGTTTTTCTTTTTATCATCCCATACTATTTCTATAGCTACATAACCATCAATTAGATAATCTCTCATCATATTCCATGCTGTTATGTTGTCATTGAACCCAAACTTATTATAAATTACTTCAAAATATTCTTGATATTTATCTCTTACATCTTGAGAAAAATCACTTGATAAAGGTTCAGGTGAACAAAAGTCTCTATCAACACCATAGATAATACCCTCATCAGATACAGCTGAAATAAAATCTCTTATTTCATCTTTTATAGAATACTCCCTCAATATTCTTCTTTTATCAGCATAAGATCTGTCAAGATAAGGAATTGACTTTTTATTCAGAACAGAAGCAACTGCTTTCTGACTGAAAAAATCATACATTGAATTATTTTTCTGAGAATATGGGTCTTCATTTATACCAACACCAACAGTGTTTCTTAGTATCATGTCATCATACCTCATGCCAAAGTTTGACAAATTTCTAAGAAGTCTGTTGAATAAACCTTTATTCTCAACTGTTGAATTTAAATTTGTCTGAGATTGACCTTGGTTGTTAAGTGGGTTATATGATGCCATTAAAAATGCTTCAATTATTTATTATTATAGTGTTATATATTAACTTTGACTGCCGTATTTTTTTAGACTGTTTTGCAATCTTGTTATGTGGTTCTTCAGTACTTTATAATTTTCAGAAATGTCATCAGATACTTCAAATAAATCAGTAATCAAAGCATTTGACATCTCATTATCCCTCTGAGTCCTTGTTTTTATTTTAGCTTTCCATATCTGATATAATTTTTTAGCATCATATTTATTTTTAGGATGTCCAGAATATAAAAATCTTGGAACAACCTCCATATTAATTTTATGACACAATTTTACTTGAACTAAATTATACTCTTGTATACAGTACTCAAATCCATACTTTCTCAACCTTTTATATACTTCATCAAATTTAACTACCAGGGGTAAATCTTTATCAAAATTTCTTTCTATCATTACATCATCAAATATAGAAGGTCTTACCTCGAGAGGTAAAAAATTAAAATTTACAGCAAAAATTATTTGAAGATTTTTGAATTTTTTAATACTGATAACAAAAACAGGTGAGTACCTAATCCAATTTGAATCATCTAGGTAGTGAAAAAAATAAAATCTACCTGCCTGTATCCTACTCAAAGGAACAGATCTAACTTCACTATCTGACTTTCTATACTTGTTATAAAAATATAATGAATTTTTTTTGAAATTATCTACAATTCCATTCCCATTAACTAAATTACTCAGTTTTATTCTTTCCAACAATTCTCCCATAAAACCAATATTTTAGAATATATATTCAAAATTTACCATTATATGATAAATAGTGCACCAAAACAACCAACTAAATATAAACAAGGACTTTACACACCAAATAATAGAGATAAAGTAATAAAATTGAATTCACAAGGAGGTCTCTATTACAGGTCTGGATTAGAACAAAAAATGATGATATACCTTGATAACAATGAAAATATAATTTTCTGGGGAGCTGAACATTTAAGAATACCATATACAAAAACAGAATGGCTGTCTGAAAGACAAGAGTTCAAAACCTCAGAACATAGTTATTACCCTGATTTTTATTATGAACTAAGAAGAAAAGATGGAACACTCTCTAAAGTAGTAGCAGAAGTGAAACCCCATTCAGAAACACAAGAACCAAAATTACCAAATAACCCAACTGCTAAACAACTTAAAAATTTTGAATACTCTCTTAAAATGTATAATAAAAACTTGAGTAAATGGAAAGCTATGATTGAGTATTGTGAACGAAAAGGTTTTGAATTTATTATAATAACAGAACAACACCTAAGAACGTAAATCCCAGGAGAATTATTATACTCAATACACAAGATATTAAATCATATAGGTTTATCCAAAAATCTTTTTTGGTTTTAACAATTAAGAATTTCAATAATCCTAAAATAATCAATATAGAGAATAAATGGGGATTATCACTGAAAAGACCTAAAATCATCCAAAAGTAATAAACAATCTTAGAGATGTAAAAGAAAATCCATCTCTTTGGATTTAATGACTGAACTTCAATATGATCAATTCTCATTCTATTCCTCATTTGGAAAATCTCTACCCAAATGAAAAGTATTGAGAGTAAATAAAATATTGTAGACATATGAAGTTTATAATAAAACTAATGTAAAGTTTTTTTAAATTTTCAGAACTATCTGAAAAGTTTTGCATATATTTGTACTATGATTTGGACAGGTGGCGCAATTGGTGAGCGCAGGACTCTTATACGGTCAAGGTTGTGGGTTCAAGTCCCGCCCTGTCTACTTCGGGCTTTTAGCTCATTAGGTAGAGCAGCGACCTCATAAGTCGAAGGTGTCTGGTTCGAATCCAGGAAGGCCCACATTGATCAAATGGAATGTAACCCCATTCCATCATTAGATGATTCTATTGAAATCAATCTAATCTGGTGGTCACTATCACCCTTTTTCTTATAGAGTTCATTAAATCCTTTTGCTAGGCCTCTCTTGAAGATTTCAGTGAAGTAAGCAAAAGCATTATCAGACTTCTCTTCATTGAAGTTGTGCCAGTTTGAGAACATATCTAATAGACCAGATTGATAGCAATCCATTCTATCATCATTATTATAGTATCTCATTTTCTTGATGGTTCTCTTAGCAAGAACCTCCAACATTAGTTTACAATTTCTGGTTAGTTTTCCTTGGGCCTTGGAGACAATAATCTCCATGTATAGGTCTTTATTATGTAAGTAAATAGCCTTCTAATTATTTTTTAATCCATAATTGGATTTAAAATCCTTTCATGTTATATATTTACTTGATTCTTTGTTTTGATATAAACAAAAAAAACCTCCATTTCAGGAGGTTTTTATTATATTTTAGATTCTTTCTTTTTCTCTTTCTCTATATTGTAATTCTCTAATGGCTATTATTTCTTCTTCCAAAGCATCCTTCCTCTTTTTCAAATTACCAAGTGCAATAGTCAATGTATTAGACTCACCAATCATTCTGATTGAATTTTCAATTTTATTAATGTTCAAATCAACATCTTCAAGTTTCAAAGTGATTTCTCTTTCTTTGTCTTCAAGTTTTCTTTTTGTGATTAATTCTTTACTCAAATTATTCTCATAAAAATATGTTAAATCATAGTTCAATTCATTTCTAACTTCATTTACTAATTCTAAAGCTGATTCATATTTAAAAAACGAATGGCCATATCTTTCATCACATCTATATAAATAGATAGCATTTTTATAGTTAAATGCAAAAACTTCTAAATGTGGATTAATCAAGTTGGAAACTCTCTTAACTACATCCATCTCAACAAATTTATTTAAATTATGTGAAGTCTCAAGTAAAATTGGATAAAAATTCTTATTTACAATAGGAATAATAGGTGAAGCAAATAAACTTTCTAAAGTAGTTTCTTTATTCATTTCATCATCATTGATGAAAATAACACCCTTCTTATTTGTAGATATTCCAATAGTTAAATTTTCAGAAATTCTGAAGTTTATTCTGTCATCAGTCAATGATGCAAAACGCATCCCAACTTCAAGATTCCTAAGAGTTCTTAATTTTTCTTGGTCAGAAACGTGATTTTCTAAGAGTGTCTTTTCAATGTTATTTTCAGTTAAAATAAACCAAGAATCTCTAACTAAACACAGGTAACCATCTTCAACTTGCTCAACAATGGTGTAGATAGATTCACCTTTACCACCTGACAAAAGATTTGTTCTTTTCTCTGGTGACTTAACAAGATTATGTACAAATAATTTAATTTCTGGCACCCAGTCATAAACAGCTAATTCATTGAGAATTTTAGACATTCTATCTTGGTCAGATTCCAAATTAATTGTTTGTAAAAGTACATTTATAGGTTGTCTGTACATTTCACCTTGGTTCTTGCTATCTAAAACATTATATAGATGTTTTAATTCATAAAGCAATTGATATTCTTTCACATCATCATTTAATGATTCCAATAAAGATTTGACTGACTTATCAAATGTATATTGTTTTAGCTGCTCATTCAAAGACAATATAATTTGTTTTTCTGAAAGGTTATTACAAGCATTAATATGTCCCTCTAAAATAGATGAAACTTGAACATCTTCAACAGAAAGGTTTTTTCTAAAGTTGAATAACTCCAATTTGAGATTCTTCATAATAAAAATTATTATTTTTTAGTTTTATTTTATATATATTAGTTTAAAAAATCATATTTTTTCAATTTCCAATATTGATTATAAGTATATATAAAATCTAGAAATCTATATCTTTTTTTGATTATTCAAATCTTGACTATTATAAGGATTTCTTCTAACCATACTGTCTTTACTTTTCAAATTAATCATATTATTATACCACCTGGTTCTCTTCGGCATTATTATAATATCCCTAAAATCACCACCATCAGGTGGTGATGTATAATAATTATTTGATAAAGCCTGATTTGGGTCAATATTGTTTGAATAGGTTATTGGTAAATCATCCCCACAAATTATTTTTTTATAATAGTAACCTTTATCAGGGTCCACATAAACATTTACTTTCAAACCATTCTCATTCAAATTCATATTTAAATAACTACCAATTATTGACGCACCTGCACCAATCTGAATTACCATACTCCCATCTGATGATGTGGTGATAAAATGATTTTCAGAATAAATCACATCACCAGCTTTATCATTATATTGACAACCCCCATCAAATTCAGTGACTGAAATTTGTTTATCAATGTTTGTGAGGAAAAACTTTTTACCATTCAGTGAACTACCACTTGATGGTGGTCCTTTTACTATAATTTTATAACCAAGACTACTTGCTGTAAATTCAGTTGTAGAATTTATATAATCCCTAAGTTGAATTACTTGATCAGAAATTTTTGTTTGGGTAAAATTGAAATTATCTAAAATAGTACTATTTGGTTCAGGATAATCCAACTCCAAAGAAATAGTTACTGATGTTGAAATACTCTCTAAAAAAACTATTTCACAGGTAGCTAATGTTTCAGTATAATAACCCTGACCAGGTCTTACAACATCAACTTTTACAGACAATGTTTTATTATAGTAAGGAGTAGTTTGAACAGTGTAGGGTAAATTATCAGGTAATTTCGGTTTTCTGAAAGCTGGATAATAGGTTTGAACATCAAAAGCTACTGTTAATTTTATAGTATTATCTGATGTTAAATTTTTTTCTCTATTTATTTCTATATTAGAAGAGTCTGGAATAGTCATAACAGCATCTATGTTCATAAAATTATATTCAAAATACATGAACCTATATAACCAAAGAGTATCCAATATTGCCTGACTACATTTAAAAGTATCAATTTCACTTGATAAATGTACTTGTAACTCATATCTGACAGTAATTGGAATTGCTCTTACCTTTGTCAACATATTTCTTATCTCAGCATCATTCTCCACAACCATTTTCAACCAAACATTTGGATTGGCAAACTCATCAGCTCTGATTTCATAACTAGTTAAAGTCAAATGACCCCTTGGTATAATATCTGTATTCAAATCAACATACCTGCTGTTAGAAACTACATCATCAGTGAAGGAATCTAACAAAAACCTCTCATCTCCTGTCAAAGAATAATAAAAAGGAACATTCACAACTCTATCACCTGAACTGAACTTATTCACCCACCTTACCTCACCCTCAAGTGTATCTAATACACAAACAGTCAAATCTCTAAAGAAAACGTCTTCAAAATTAAATCTTTCACCAATCATTATATTATATATTAAAAGTTTGCATTTCTTAAAACTTTGGGCGAAAATCTGATAATAAAAACCTATGAAAAATCTATTACTATCTGAAAAGTGGAGACCCAAAAAATTTGAAGATGTTATACTCCTACCAAGAATTAAATCACTCTTCACTAATGGCGTAACTAACAATTACATTTTTTATGGTTCTTTTGGTACAGGAAAAACCACTTTGGCCAGAATTTTAATTGGTAAATACACAAAGGATAGACCATTTTTAGAAATTAACAGTTCCTTTTATACTTCTATTGAAACTTTGAGAACAAAAATTGATGAATTTTGCTCAAAAGTTTATATGGGGTTTGACCTTGATGTGAGTATTGACTCTGATTCTACTAAATATGTTTTTTTGGATGAATTTGAAAGGACATCTATACAATACCAAGATGCATTGAAAGCTTATATTGAGGAATATTCCAAAAAAAATGTCAGATTCATCTTCACAACAAACCACATAAACAAAGTTTCTGATGGTATAAGATCAAGACTTATTGAAGTAAATTTTGACTGTCAGTCTCAAGAAGAAGAAAAGTACTTAAAACAAGAACTTTATAAAAAAATAAAGAATGAAATATGTACTTCTGAAAAATTTGACATTCCAAAGGAAAATTTAGTAAAAATAATTAATAAAAAATTTCCTGATTTCAGAAATATTCTAATACAAGTAGACAATTTCAAACTGACTGGCGAATCCACCATATCTACAAATATTTCGAACAAACTAAAAATTGACACTTATGATTTGATTTATGATAAATCAAAAGATTATGAATTTATTTTTCATTTTTTGAATGAAAATTATGGGTCTGATAGAATTGATGAATTATTTCAAATTTTCAGTAAAGATTTTGTTGAATATTCACTCAATGAGAAGAGAACAAATATTGAAAAATTATTTCAAGTAAATTACATTGTGTGTGAATATCACCACTTGATTGAAACAAGCACCGACCCTCTTATTTTAGGCATGGCTCTCATTGGTAAAATAAGAGACTTGTTTTAATATATAAATTATGGCTTTAGACTTTACAGATTTTTATATTCTCTATGATGGGGTTCCTTTTTACACACCAGTAGATCTTATTGAAGATGACATAATAAAAGTTATTATTCAAAAATATCAATTAATAATTTTTACAATCAAAGGTGAGGTTTTGGGTCAACCAGAACTTGGTGCTAACTTGGATGAACTACTTTTTGAAACCAATGTTTCTGAGTCTGCTGTTAAAGAAGTTATATTAGAACAGTTAGAATTATATTGTAAAGAAATATATTCAACTAATTTTGATGTTAATGTGGTTTTTGTTCAGGATCCTGAAAATTACCAAGATATGATGTTCATAAACCTGACCATCAATGATTATGATATAATAAGCCAGGTTTCAAGAATGACCTAAAAAGGACAACTACTAGCAGTCCAAATATATTTCCAATCTCTTTTTATATTCAAACCCATTGATTGAGCTGAAATATAAATATCAGATAAACATTCAGAGTCAGCACCCCCCACTATTATTATTTCTCTACCTTTCAAATTCTTGAATAGATCATATAATTTTTTCGGCACTTGAAACCATTTATGGTTATTCCCTATATAAACCAAAGCTGTACCCTCTTTAGTCTCAAATATTTCACCAACCTCTAAATAGTTCCTCCGTTCCTTTTCTTTTATTTTTTCAAAGGTTTCTTTGTCCAGAATGTCTTTATAGAAATCTACATCGACATCATAATTGTATCTTTTTTCAATAATGTCCTTTTGATTTGGAAAATTATACAAATCCATGTGAACCGGTATATCAGGATTTTCATCAAATAAATAGTCTTTATCAACATTTTTCCCATCAACATGATTGTCCCATAATTGATATACTTCAGTAAAATTGTTACAATATTTCATGAGATTGTGTAAATACATTTCTGTAAAAAATTTACGAAATGATTTCTGAACATCAACAATTAACAAAACCTGATTATTGAACTGCTCATAAACTTTGAGGTATTTCATTGATTATATATTATAAAGTGCATAAAAAAACACTGACTAATCAGTGTTTTTTTTATCTTAAATTATTTTAATCAGGTAATTTTTCTTCACCCTCTTCCTCTTCTTCTTCACTACCTTGAACTTCTTCAAATTCTCCTTGTGATTGATCCTGTGGTTGAGCTTGTGGCTGTGTCTGTCCTTCAGTTTCAGTCTGAACCTGTACTTGCCCTTGAGATTGTCCTTCTGGTTGAACCTGTGGTTGTGCTTCTGGCTGAGCTTGAGGCTGAGCTTGTGTTTGTGCCTCTGGTTGGGCTTGTGGTTGTGATTGTTCTTGACCACCACCAACTAGGGCATTTGCTGAAAGCTTATCAGAATCTAATCCACTCTGCGCAACAAACTTTACAATTTCTTCAGCAATGTCCATATCACCAAAAAATTGTCTTAAATTCTTTCCAGTATTGTCCTTTACCTTCTTAACATAAGCGTTTATCAAAGACTGTGGAATATCAATAGTAGTTTTGACTTTATAAATATCATTTACTTGGAATACAGCTTCCTTTATGATTTCTTCTCTTCTTTTTCCTTTCTGAAAGGAATTAAATTTTCTGATATGATTCATTTTTAAAGAATAATTTTTAATTATGTACAGTATATATTATATAAAAAAACTGTTTTTTTTCAATGGAATAATAATAGACTCAAAGTGGTAATTAAAAATAAAACTGTCCCACCAAGATAAAAGTTTCTTTGTGTTTTGACTTCAGTCAACTTTAGATTTACTACAATATTCAAACTGTCTTTAGTTTGAGAAGCCTTTTTTTGGAAATCTCTATCAAGCCTTGTGGTAACTAATTCACCATTTAAACTTTGAATAATCCTTATTTTTGATTGTCTGGATGTATCTAATTGATTTATAATTTTATCCTTATCAGATAATCTATTCAAACATTCTTGCTCTTGATTTTTGGATTTATTAGATAAGGAGTCACAATTAGATTTTATTGTTTCAAGCACCATCTTTAGTTCAAGGTCTCTTCTAATCTTCTTTACTTGAGACATTGGGAGGGTCAATCCAAGAGTGTCACCTTTACTGATATAATATTTAGGCAAGTCTTGAGATTTCACCAAAAATGGTGAGAAAACTGTAAAAATTAAAAAAAATATCTTTTTCATATAAATTAATATTTTTTGAAAAAATCAATGGTTTCCTTATTGGAATAGTTCTTGGGATTTTTTTTCATGTCTTCATATTTTTTCACCACATCCTTTAGACTATTTCTATACTTATTCATAGAGTCTCTTGATTGATTGAATTTTTTTTCAAATATTAAATCTTTTTGTTTCAACATTACCAATTCCTTATCAATTTCAAAATCTTTTTTCATCAAACTATCAGTTTCTTTTTGATATTTTGATAAAATTGGTTGTAATGAATCACTTTTAGCCTCAAGTTGAGACACTCTTTTCAACAATCTATCCTCAATAATATCAAGTTCAGACTTTTTGAATGGATTGAATTTTGAAAAATCTATATCTAGTGGTTTGAATTTGAATATGTAACCCCAAGCAACAATTATAATTACTAAGAAAATTGAAGTCTGAACAAAAATTTTTTTCATAGAATTGTTTTTTTCAAATTTTCCATATATATTTGTATTCAAATATCTCCTAATAAAAATATATATAAATCTATGTCAACAATTACAAGAGAACAAACCAGTTATCAAGTAGAAGAAGTCTTGAGTAAACCCTACATTCTAATCCTTCACAATGATGATTATAATTCCTTTGAACATGTAATAAACTGTTTAATCAAATATTGCGACCATGGACCAGAACAAGCTTCCCAATGTGCTCACATAGTACATTTCACTGGTAAGTGTGATGTTAAAAGGGGTGACCATGAAACTATACAAAAAATGTATAGTAAATTGAAATCCAACGGTCTCAGTGTTACTATGGAAATAGCTTAAAATTTTATGACTATGAAAAACCTAAATATATTGACAGAATTGACCAATGAAATTGAAAAAACTCAAAAAGGTCTAAAGAAAAAATCTTGGTTTGATTTATTTTCATTACCAAAAAAAGATAAAAAGATTGATAACCTACTAAAAAAACTATCCTAAAGTTTTAGTATTTTTTGAAAGGAGACTGTTATACATTCTCCTTCTTTTATTTACGTTCAATAATGATTGGTAATCAACTCCCTCGACATATTCCCTCTCACCTAGCAAATTTCTATAGTAACTCAATTTTGAACTTTCTACAATTTTTGAAGCATAATCCTCAACCATTTCTTTGAACTCATACTTACTGAAAACACTTGATGTATTAACTAGAGTCATCACAGTATCATCATGTCCCATATCAGCAGCATATCTAACATTCCCTGAAGAGGTTATGTGCTTCACAAAGGTTGTTATCTCTCTTATATTGTCTTCATTTGTTATTATATAATTCCTTTTATCCATACAATCTTGATAATCCTTGACTAGTATATTCTTATTGTCTCCTATTTTCAAACCTATTTTTTCCTCAGTAGAATCTACTCGATGTCTGTACCTAAAAAACACACTTGAACCATAATTATTATTACCTTCAAATAAACCTGGTAAATGAGCTAAAAACTCATTTCCATAATTATTAAGTTCCAAAACTACTTTGAAATTATCGTAATCAAAATATTCAAACAACAAAACATAAAATATTTCAGCTAACTGTTTAACTGAAACATGATTAGATCTATAAATTCCAATTTGTTCTAAACAAAAAAAATCACTCAAATTCGTGTATTTAACACTTTGTGATTCAATAACTTCATCAGATTTTTGGGAAATTTTGAAAATATTAATGACTGAGTAATCTTGACCTAATCCTTCAGAAATATCAACTGACATCACTCCTCTGATTGATTTTCTTTCTAAGGGTGCAAAAACTGAAATATCATCAACCCAAAGTAATTCATCATAAGGAAATTTTAGGCGTTTGTCCAATTCTTCAATTTTTTCATATACATAGTTCTTTTTATTCTGAAGTAAATTTTCAATTATATGTTCTGATAATAAAGACCTAGTTGCATTTATAAACCTCAAACCATACTCTTGATTAAACGCATCCTCACCACCAATGTCTTTAATGGCTTCCTCCTTCCAAGTAGTAACCTCAGCAATATTATAAATTGATATCTCTCTACCATCAGAAGTCTCAAAAGTGAATGATTTCACCATTTGGTCACTACACAAATCATTATTGTACACATAAATAACATCTTTTAGACTTTCTGAATTAAACTTCATTTCAACTTTTGTCAAATCACCAAAAGATTCTTTTACTTTTTGAAATACATAATCTTTTTTCAGATTCAAATCATGTAGCTTATGGTTGTTCAATCTAAAATAAGTGACAAATCTACCAGCTACTTGATACCAATAAACCCTCATGGCTTTATAATTGTTCTTTAATGGGTCTCCCTCAGGTCTTTCAGAATCACTAAGTAACTTATAGAATAAATTCATTCCGTTTGGAGTAGAAGTAATTATGATTTTGGAATTTTCTATAGCAGATACAGTTGGAAAAGCTGCTGTATAATAAGGTTCAATTATATTTGAGGGTATATGAGCAAACTCATCAAGATATAAAAAGTCAATTGTGTAACCAATTGCTGGTGTTTTACTTCTAGCTGATGATTTTATCCTACATCCATTTTCAAAAATAATGGATTGTTGATTCCAGTTTTTAATCCCAACTTTTAGAAAGAATGGTAATTGTATATAAATATTTTTAATTTTATCAATAATTTCAATAGTTGTACTCCTTATGTTAGCAACAATCATTATGTTTTTATCATTATTGAATGTGATGAAATGTAACATAGTTATTGCAGCATTCACTGTTTTACCAATCTGCCTCGAACCACATAATATACTAAACCTATTTTTTGTATAAAGATCCAATATATTTTTTTGATAATCTCTAAGTTTTATGTTCTGAACTGAACCATCCTCAGTTTTAATTCTACAATACTTTTCAGCAAAATATTGAATATCAAGTTTGCATTTGATGTATTCCTGAATCTCATCATCAGTCATCATGAAGGTTAACCCAGCTCTTCTAACACCAACCTCATTTTGGAACCAAGGATTCTGAAACCTCTTTAGAATTACCCCGTCATTAATCTTGTTGGTAGTTTCCGTGACTAATTCACTTGTAAAAATTATCTTCCTTTCCTCTTCAACCTCCTTTTTTTCTGCCATAGAAACCAGTTTTTTCAATATATATGACAAATTTATGAGGCTCCAATGAGCAAAAAAGAGGAAAAAATCAACAGTTTACAAGAGGAATTCTCCAGGATTCAAGATGAAAACAAAGATTTGGATGTAAACAAATACTTAGCCAGGAGAGAGGATTTACCTGATTTGGGTGAAATACAAATATATGATTATGACAAAGATGAGGTTGATAGTTTACAATCAGCTGAGGAAATTTTGGATGCTCTTTTTGAATTATACTTTGGTGACATACCAGGTATTTCAGAAAATAAATACCTATCAAAAAAAGTAAAAGAAGACGCCCAAGTTTATGCTGAGACTATCTTTTTACAAAAGATGACAAGAAAAAACTTTCTCACACAATTAAGACAAGTGGATAATGGAGATTCATCAGCCAGGATGCATGAAGTAGTCAATCAATCAATTTCCCAAATCAGAGATAATATTAAATTTGCCCAAAGTCAAAGGACTGAGTTGGAGAAATATTATAAAGATATGAGAAAGGACTATGATAGAATGATGGAGAATATCAAACAAACTAAGATAGAACAAGGCATAGAAACAAAAACAGATGGAAAAATTGTGGATGCCAGGAGTTTAAATGATATGATTGAGAGGATTATGAAGAATAAGGATTAAAATTTTCGAATGTTTTCACTATTTTGGAAATATTTAAAAAGACCTTGGATGAATTTCTCTGATTTACTTTATTTTCATTTTCTTGGAAAATCATCAAACTTGGTTTATACTCAACCACATCTTCCTTTATGACACTACGCAAACCATCATCTGTCCTTGAAAGTAGGAATTCAAAAAGATTATTTATTTCTTTTGACATTTTAAGTGTTTCATTAGAATTGTCATAAAACTCAATCTGGTCATATCTGGTTATTTCTTCATCCTTAAATTTATTACCATCTGTCCTATAACCAACAAGATGTTGAATCAACAATCTCATCTTTTTAAATCTTATATCATCATCATTTTGGTTTAAAAAGTTTTCAGATATAGGATAATAATTTTTAATAATTAAACCATTTTTTTGAAATTCCATTTCCAGTTTTTCAAGTAAAGACTCATATGATTTTCTCGTTTTATCTGAACATATTATATAAATATCTTGTATTTTATTCTTTAAATTGGAAATAAACTCTAGATTAAGTTCATAATCAAGATTATCAATAATATCTTTGTTCATAAATTCTTGAAGAGATATCCCTAAATTAGAAAAGTCCAAGTTGTAAGATTTCACTTTCAACTTAATCTTATTCATTAGATTTGTTGGAAGATAAAATGTGGTTCCATTAAAATCTATTTTATTTCCTTGATTTTTATAAATCCCACTTTTAATTAAATTCAGTTCAGATTTTGAAATTTTAAGTATTGGTGTATTAGAATTTTTCTTATCTACAACCCAAGCTTTATTCTCAATGTTTATCAAAACATTCAAATCTATAAATACACCTTTCAACATAATAATTATATATTTAAATTAAAAACCCCACAGTAGTAGTGGGGTTTTGTATTATTTTACAAGATTTTTATTTATTGCAAATTCATATAGTACAGGTAAACTTAGATGTTCAATAAAAGATTCTTTTATATCCCCAAGGGTCTTTGATTTTTTTATAATCCACCTTACCACAAATTCAAATTCATCTGCAAAATGATGGTCACATTGATTCCAAGGCTTATTATAATTATTCAACGTAACCCATTCCCTATCCCCACCAGTCAACCAATATAAACATTTTCTTGGGTCAATTGTATCAATATCAAGATTTAATTCTTTATTCCAAACAGTTTGATTTATACCTTTCTGTCGCATCATTATAGCAACTGCCTCAGCAATATCTTCTGTTATGATATCTTCTATTTCAAAAAATATTCTATTATTTTTCTTTTCAATTATCCTAACAACATCTAAAATTTCTTCTTTGAAATTACTTTGCCTGGCGAATCGTCTTTTACCCATAAAAAAAATTATTTTTTATATTTAGACTAACTTAACACCACTCAGAAATTTACCATAGAGGTTTCCATTCTCAAAAATTCCATTTTCAAAGGTACCATAAAAATTACCATTTTTAAAAATCCCATAATGCCAGAATCCTGAATAATAATTACCACCATGCCAAATGAGAGTGTTTTTGCTAATCTCAATTTTAGCATCTTCAATTTCCGAATCTATTAACCAATGAAAATTATTTTTTTCGAGGATTGATACTATCTCCCTTGGATTAGTAATGGTCTTATCCCCGTAATTTAGTTCTTTAAACCTCATATAACTTATACTCTAAAGTATATATTTTTTGAGAATACTGTTATTGTTACATAAAGTTTAAAATTATA